CACAGCAGAGGAGGGCTAATGCCTGACATAACAGAAATAGATATGTATGACTTACAGAAACTCTGTAGACAATACGGTTTAGACATAGATGTGCTGAACGCTGACCTTTGGGATTTGCGAAAAGAGTTGCGTTGGGCAGGATGCGAGGAGGTGGACTGATGTCTATTGAAGATGACCTTAAGTTTCATTCTCTTAACACCCCTGAGGGTGACGCATTGTATAACGAGATGTACGGCTATTACCGTTGCGGGATTTGCAACAGGAGAACAAGCCGTCATCCGTCTGTGCGTAGTCGAGATGGGGTGAAGATATGTCGGAAATGTTAGAGACAACAGTATTCAGAGCATCCAGTGACCGCAAGGTTGCACCTTACGGACGTAGGAAGGGTAAATCCCCTAATGGGATGACACCACTTAAGAATAGTTTCGGTCTGCCAGCAGGCAAAGACTTTTCTTGTCTGGGAGCAACCGAATGGTGTCTAAGCAATTGTTACGCTGGGAAACTGGAGAAACTGTTTCCTAATGTACGCAAGTTGTTGTTGCACAATTGGGATGTGTATCAGGAAAACAAACAGTCTTGGTTGATGTTGCAAGAGAAACTGCGCCCAATGTTGGAAGAGTTTGTAGCAGAATGCTCTAAACGTGAGGTTGAGCCTGTGTTCAGATGGTTTTGGGATGGTGACATACCTAACCGTAACTTTGCTAAAGCGATACGTAACTTGGCGTGGGAGTATCCGAACGTCAGGTTCTGGGCGTACACCAGAAACTTTGATGCGGTTAATGATGTGATAGGTCCGCTTAATTTCATTCTGTATTTGAGTGTGGATGATGGGAATTTGGTGAACGCATTTCTTGCGAAGAAACGATACCCCGAAGTTAAGTTGGCGTTTTGTGCTGACACTTGGGATGAAACAGAGAGTCTCGCTAACCAGTTTTATGGTGAGCGTATAGGTCCCCGTTGCCCTGAACTGACCGGCAAGTTGCCGTTAATAGTTTGGGACACGGAGAAAGAAGGTCACGGTGCGTGTGTTGAATGCAACATGTGTATCGATGGCGTAAACAACGTGAGGTTTGCCTCACAGAAAGGGTAAGTATGATTACCAAACAAATGGTGATCAACGCTATTGATGAGGGTCTCATTGATGGTGATGGTCACAGTATCATGGATGCTCAGTATTATTTAGAGCATGGATTCGACTGCGATAGTCTGGTTACAGAATTTGAGTCAGACACTAGCAGTCCTAAGTCCACCATCTTTAAGGATGGTGTACCACAAGAGAAAGTTGAAGGGATTTGGTCTCTTGATTTTCATTGTTGGGTAGCGGGTCAGTGTGGACTGGCACGTGGTATCGACTACGCCGAGCAGTATGGGCGTGGGTCACAGGCGCAGGCTATTGCAGGTGCGCTTAGTAAGTGGGCTAAACAAAAGGAGATTGTATGAACACTGCTCATGAAATAATGGAAAACGTGGGGGCGTTATTCGATGTCGATTATGCTCCTGCCGGTTTCCAAGTCAACGGGTTTTACACCCGTACACCTTTGGTAGAGGGTAAGCCTATGTACAAGTGGGTTAATCGTTTATCAGATGATAATGAGTGTATACCGTTGGCTATACATAAGAGTAGTTATCCAGAAGTGGATGGCTACAAACATTTAGCGGACATGGCAGAGTTCATGTTCCCATTATCCAGTAAGGAATGCACACTCTTTGGTAACGGTGAACGTGTACTTTTAGTGCAACAACTCACGGACCCAGTGGATTTAGGTGATGGTGATACCATCCAGTCTAATATTATTTGGGTCAGTTCCCTTAATGGGTCTTGGTCTACCAAAGTGTATGACATGACTGAACGGTTCTTTTGTCGGAACCAGTTAATTGGTCTGCCTCTTATCAGTGTGCGTCACACCACTAACCATGACAATCTGCTTTCTATGAGAGTGGAAATATTGGAAGGTGCAAAGGCTCGGGCTGACGCTTGGACTGTTCAGGCACGGGAGTGGAAGGATCAGGAGATGATTGACAGAGAGTTTTTTGATATGGTCAGTTATCTGATGCCTATACCTGAGTATGACAACACTAATGATTTGGTTCGAGACAGAATCAAAATGAAACGTAACGATATCCTTAACCGTTGGTATAAAGAGCGTGATGCTTTTCCTACTTCTACGGAGCCGAAAGTTGCTAACAAGTGGTGTGCTTACAATGCGTTTCAAGGAGCCGAGCAGCATTACATTAATGCTAAAGGTCGTGGTCATAACTGGTCACGTGATCGTGCGTTGGTTAAGGCTATCGATGGTAAAACACCGTTGGCTACTCAAGCGTTCAACTATTTAAGGGGGTGAATGATGAGTAGAAATCACAGAGAAGCAACAGCAACGATATTAGTAACAATAGAATACGATGTTGAGCAAACATTTGACACTGGTGTCTCTATACATGATATGCGTGACAACTGGGATGAATGGATAGAACTACCAGAAGGTTGCATGCCTAAACAATGGGAGTACATAGAGGTAGATATATCCAAGATTGAATGTGAAGGGGAAGAATGGTATAGATGGTAACTAAACTATTACTAGTCGGTGCTTTGGGATTCATAGGGTCTTGTTACCCTGTCGCTTCCACTGACAGAGTTCAAATACCTGTCATCACAGTGCCTACTTCAACAACAATGGTGTGGGAAGAAACATCCTACGCTAAACACGTTGCGTCTAAACCTATAGTGGAGTGTCCTGCATACGGTTCGTGTGACATACCGGAACATGAGTACATCGCTCACCTTCCCACATTGCATGAACTGGTGCGGTACTACTTTGAACCTGAGGATGTGCCTCTGATGTTACGAATCGCTTTCTGCGAGTCGTCCGCTAAACCAAATGACAAATGGTCAAAGGCTATCAACAAGTCCAGTGGGGCTACGGGCTGGTTTCAGCACATGCCTGACTGGTGGGAAGAAAGAAGTTTTAAGGCTGGGTTCAGTGGCTGGTTGGCTGTTGAACCACGCGCTAATGTTGGCGTTGCCTCATATCTATTCTATAATATAGATAGTAATAAAAAGTGGGGCGGTGCATCCCACTGGTATCCAAGTAAATCATGTTGGGAGGAATAACATGGGAATACCACCTACAGGTTTGATTGAGACTCTCACACGGGAAGAGTATCTTCGTTACCGTGAAGAGGATCGTCAAAAACAGAAAGTCTTTGCCAAAGGGGTAAAGCAAATATACAAGGAGGCAGAAGCCTATGAGTAAAACAATCGAAACATTCCCATCTGGGAGCAAGTCAACTAGACCACTATACAATTGGGAAGATTGGGAAGATGGACAAATTCACGAACTTGTTTCTTCTAAACACAGTCCTGATTATGATTTTGATGTTCCAGTCGAAAGCATGAGGGCTATGGCATATACTTATGCTGGTAAGAAGGGTTTAGTTGTACGTACCGCTAAAACAGAAGTGGGTATAGCATTACAATTTTCACCTTTGGTGGATCCACTTGAACCAGATGCGTTTTTTCCATTTGACCCACCTACTAAATATATTGATGGTCGTATAGTCCGTGGTTAAACTGACAGACCATGATGGTAACTTACATGATCTTGTTCCTGTTGTGACAATCGACTGGGGGTACAACCCCGGAGAGTTTGATTGGGCTACAATAGTTAAACACGAAATAATTGCTTTAAACTCTGTGTTGAACAACAAACAAGGTGTGCTAGACACACTGAATAATATACATTCTGCCGAAAAAGCAGACGATTTTATCAGATGATAACAATTTGGGGGACGGGGTACTACCCCTCCTTGTGCCTCGTCCCCTCTAAACAAAGGAGAAACTATGTCAGAAGACAACGAAACAACAGAGATGGATATAGGACAGTTCGCTGCTTCTATATCGGTTATACAAAACAAACTAATAGGAGACTTACTGCATGATGTAGGGCATATATGTCATAAATATATGAATGAGTTTGCTAATCTGTTAGAGGGGTTTGAGCATGTCCCACAACCGGAACACCCTGAAAACGAAAAAATTAACACAAACTTAATATTAATTGACGGCGATAAGGAGTAATTTGTTGTAGCCTCCCATATGAACATATGAAATATGAACAAGTGACCGTCACGAAGTGACGGTAACATATGCATATGTTCATATGGTGCTTGACACACGATTAAACCCAAACTAGGATGGATACCATGCAACCTACCAAACCACCAGAAGACGCAATCATACTCAGACAATCATGGCTAGGTGATCTTGCCATGTGTCCTGAGAGAGCCAGACAGATCCGTGAAGGCGTTGCCATAGGCACCGACTCATCCAACACTGTGTTAGGCTCCGCAGTTCACTACGGGATAGAACAATGCCTTATAGACAAAATGGACACAGGTACGCCCTTGTCCCGAGTAGATACACTTTCTGCCTCTATGGAATACTGGCAGAAACACGTTCAAGACATCGTCCGGTTCAACCACAAACAAGGCGAACCAGAACAAATTATTGAAGCCAACACCAACGTATGGTGGGATGAAGTAATGCCAGACATACAACCAGCAGCAGTCGAATACGAATTTTGTTTACCTCTCGTCCCCCAACACACACCAGAAATCTGGTTAAAAGGAACCATCGACTGCATACAAGAAGCACCCCTACCTATAGTCGATTGGAAAAATCCGGGGCGTAAACCACATGCAGAATGGGAAAAGAAACGCTGGTCAGTTCAAGCAGCCGCATACACATGGGCAGTGCAAGCAATGGAACCACAAGGTTTCGGACAAGCACAAAACTTTGAATTCGTGTACCTCGTCAAAGGTACAGTACACAGAACATACTTAGAACTTGGACCGGCGGATTGGGCAGGACTGGTTGCGCTTGCTCACTCCGCTGGAACACAAATAGCCGCTAACCTACCAGAGTGGTCACTCCAAATGAGTGGCTGGCACTGTTCACCAAAGTGGTGTCCTGCATGGAATTCCTGTAGGGGTAGGTATGCGGGTCCAGACCCTTGGGCTCAACTGTAGGAGGTAAAAATGGGTGAACAAGACATACGGATATCTATCTCACGTAGAAGCGTGGCACAGGTAGCACCGTACGAATCAGAGGAGGCTTCCGCTAGTGTGGAAATCTCACTTGCTGCTGACACATCTGCTGAAGATGTGATAGCACAACTCAAAGGCTGGGGTGATCGTATCGCCACAGCAAACTTTGAAGCACTCGGCATTGGTTACGAGATAGACGAGGTGGCTGTTAGACGGCTGCAAAAAAGCGTTCCCGAGAACAACCAGAGTCCTGCCGTGGCTCCCGCCCCGAAACCGGCAGCAGCCGCTCCAACCAAGAGTGCGCCCGCTGACGACAACGTATGGCGAGACATAATGGACAACTCAGACAACTGGTTTGTCAACTGGGAAGACATACTCAGCGGTGTAGAAAGCAACGCTAAACGTCCCGCCTATCGCAAAAAGGGACCTAACGGTACAGGAGTTTGGTTAGTCAACCAAGACAATGAAAACTCTGCGGCATTCCCAGACTGGTTTGTTTGCCCTAAGACAGGTAAAGGTTCCCAAGAACTCCTCGAAATAGGTAGACAAATCAAACAAAAATCCTTCGCTAAGTAGGGGGGGAGCATGGCGGTACTTCACTCAAAAGAAGAAATCGCTCGTCTACTTGCTGAAGCACAACAAGAAGCGAACGACGACACTTCCGAAGAGATAGAAGATACGTCACCTCAAAGACCTAAACGTTTCCCACTCTCATCCACTGTAGTCGAGAGTCTCGTCGGGTTCATAAGGAACCCAACGGAACGTTGGTACCTTGGGTTTCCAGAATTTGATCTGGCGACCCGAGGTATAGGTCGAGGTGAAGTCATGATGGTAATCGGACGTAGCCACACAGGTAAAAGTCAAATACTTTTAAACTCCATAGTGTGGAACCTGATCAACCAACACGACTCACACACCGTAATCTTTTCCTTAGACGAACCAAGAGAACTAGTTTTAATGAAACTGTTCTGTTTACTTAAAGGACGCTCATCAGAAGAAGTCGAAGACGCAATCAAAGACGGAGACAAAGACACACTCTCCGACCTTGAACGTGCCGCAACACAAGAACTCTCTCGTGTAGCCATCGTGGACGAAGCGATAAACCTGACAGAAATGAGTCGGGTGTTAGAAGAAGCCAGAGCATGGTGGGGTGTAGAACCCTCATTCTGCATGATCGACTACCTAGAATTACTTCCGGGTGGTGACGCAGACGCAGCAGGTGTCACCGGTAAAGCACAAGCGGTGAAACGATGGGCGAAAGAAGAACGAGTCCCAATAGGACTCGTACACCAAGCAGGAAGAGGCAGCGCAGACCCCGGAAAAGCAGCAGGATTATACGGAGGTAGATACGGAGGGGAACAAGAAGCAATCTTTGTTCTAGAAGTATACAGAAAGAAAGACAGAACAGACCTGTCCGACTGGGAAACCCTCTACCACGCCAACTCCGTTAACATGAACCTGTGTAAAAACAAACGCACAGCGAAACTGTTAGACCAAACATATTACATGGACCCAATAGCAGGGCATGTACACCAATACCACGAGAACCTCATACCAGAGGCAAGACGATGAACTGTTGGCACTGCAACACTAAACTCATATGGGGTGGAGACCATGACCTAGACGACGATCTCAGACCAGCAATCATGGACGGATCATACTCAATGGTCACCAACTTGAGTTGCCCCAAATGTGACTCTTACGTAGAGGTTTACATATGAACGAAGAAACAATACAAGGCTTCGCAGACCTGTTCCAAGGGGGGAAGATAGCCAAATCACACAAAGATGGCTACTTCGCTCCTATGGAGGCAACAGATGGCACACATTTCGATGCCACAGGGGACGTGTTTCTAAGGGCTGTGAAGGCTCACCTCACAGAAGACGACGCAGGCATAGGGGTTTACCCTCTCATCGCCTTAGAAGACCCCACAGACGGCTCTCACAGCCTTGTAGTTCATTGGGGTTGCGTCGATTGGGACGATGGAATGGCAGAATCCTATAAACATGCGAAAAACGTGTACACATTATTGAAACAATTAGACATCAAATCGTGGATAGAAACATCCAGATCAAAAGGACACCACCTGTGGGTATTCTTTAACCGACCACAACCAGCACGCATAGTCCGAGAAGGACTAATAGGAGCATGCAACATAGTTGATGCACCCATAAAAGAAGTTAACCCTAAACAAACAGAACTAACAGGAAAAGGATTCGGTAACGGGCTACGACTACCATACCCACACAATCATGAAGCAGGCAGACAAGAAATGGACAACCCCGAAGTATCCTTCTCCATGGTACCAGTACGAGTCTTCGTGGAAGAAGCACTACCAACCAAAGTCACTACTGAACAATGGGAAAACGTACACGTCCTATACAAACAAGCAGAACCCACACCAGTAAGAAGACAATCGTACAGTTACACAGGGCGACGGTTAACAGGAATGGCAGAAGCAATCAGACGCAACGGTCCACGCAAAACAGCAGACAAACCGCATGGTGACAGATCGTCCACCCTATTCGGGTTGGCATGTGCCATGATAAGACAAGGCTACACCGACGGGGACATAATGACTGAGTTAACTTCAGCCGATGAAGAATGGGGCGGAAAGTTTGCTTTACGCCACGACGGTGAACAAAGGTTACGCCGACTAATAGACACCGCACACACAGATGCATGGAAAGACCGTGAAAAGTATAACACTAAAAATAGAACGTAGACCCAAAGCCAAAGCAAGACCAAGGCACAACAAAAAAGGGCAAGTGTTCACACCCAAAGCAACACTAGACGAAGAGAAAGCAATACGCATAGCATGGGAAGAAGCAAAGTTAGACACACTGGAAGGACCAGTGGAAGTATCGTTAACTTACACCCCAGAATGTAGTATAATAACTGTACAGGAATCCCCACATGACGCTACAACCCTGAGAGGCGACATAGACAACTATGTTAAACTCACATTAGATGCACTCAACGGAACAGCATGGATAGACGACAAACAAGTAGTACGAATAAACGCAGTGAAAGTAAACAAAATTGATCCTGATTGAATTAGAAAAATGGGAATACGAATGGGCATCCCACGTAGGGATACGCAGATTCACAGAAAACTGGGAGAAACAAGACGCAGCCCACTACAAACGTGAACGAATGGAAGACGACAGAACAGCACAAGTCGCAGCAGCAATAGGGGAACTAGCAGTAGCACGAGTAACCAACCAGTACTGGGGAGGACACGTCTGGGCAGGCAACCGACACGAAGAGAACAGGTCACGGGCAGACGTAGGACACAACATAGAAGTAAGAAGAGTTAGAACATCTAACAACGCAGCCGTAAGAAGAAGGCAACTAGGACAAGGACTGATCCTGTTTGTGGTACGACCAGTACCACCCGAATTCAGAGAAGTAGAAATGCTCGGGTGGATAAACCACGACGAAGCATGGGAACTCGGAGAACCTTCAGGTTATGACAGTGACAACACTAAAGTAATTGCTGAAAAGTTCCTCCACGAAGTGACGGAATGGCAAAAAAGCGAGACATCTCTTACGACCCAAACTCTTTAGCATGGATGGCATCAGCAGGATTACCTAACGTAATCGGCTGTACCTCAGACGTGCGTCCCCTAACCCACATCCAAGCATTAATGGAAGAAATTCCCGGCGGACCCAGCGCTCTACCACCATTAGAAGAAACACTTCTGCTTAAAGAAACACTCGCAGAAGCATTCGAACATCTCACACCAGAAGACAGATGGATAGCCGAAAGACTCCTAATAGAAGGCTTATCATTACGCAAAACAGGAGCAGTGCTAGGCATACCTAAAACGACACTCGCCCGCAGACGTGACAAAATATGTTTACGACTAGTAGACGTACTAGTAGACTCACCAGTAGTCAGAGAATGGATGCGTAACTAGTAGTTATCCTCAGATAAATCATAGTCATCAGGCAACACGATAAGAGACTGTTTAATAATACCCATCAAAGATGTAGCCCACACAGCCCAAGAGTAAGTGGCATCATCAATACCGTCAACGCCAGCGTGAAACGCAGCCAACAAAAACTCTGCCTCCTCCTCACTGAACACAAGAAGTAAACCAAGGATCCTGTCACTCGTCCATTTAGCATGAGTACCATCTTCGACATCAAATATATTCGCAGTTACTTGCAACTCGTCATATATTTCTTTTTCAATAGTCCGCCCTTCACTCTCAATGAATTTATTCCACGCCACATCAAGAGCGGACTCTTCCATTATTATTTCGCTACTTTATCTTTAACGATAGTCTTAAGAACAGACACGGCTGCTGCCATACCAGCAATACCCGCACCTTTCGCTGACGACAAGTCAGCAACAACGAAAACACCAAGGAACGCTTGAGCGAAAGTCCACCCAGCACGCTCTAATACATCAAACATGTTCTTCAAATTTTTTCCTTTATTAGATTAATATCTCGGACGACGAGGCTTTTTTTTACCAGCCATTAATCGTTCTCATCGAACTTGGCTCGCATCCCGTTACTCATCCGTAACATAGCGTCCCCAGTAAGAGAACCCTGATTACCCCCACGACGAACAGAGTCAACTAAGACCTTGCCCGCAGTAGGCACCCTAGGGGATTTTCCATCCAATTTATGTGGCATAATAACCTACTTTCGTTAATGATCTCTATGAAAAGGAAGACCACCATAAGCAGCGTTCCCTAATTTAGTGTTGCGCAAAAACTTTGCGGCTTTCTTAGCCTTCTGACTCATATCCCACATGTTAAATGAAGATGTAGAGTTGTAAGGCTGTTCATCTTGTGAACCAAACGTTTCTTCAAACGTTCCATATCCTTTACCTTTTGGCATAATATATCCTTATTGTATAAACAGGCAGCCGAACGTTTCACCGTTCACCACACCCGTAACCTTCAAAAAACCTTGTGTCTTCTGAAACTCTCTAATAGCATCACCAGTTTTTTTACCGTAAACCCCATCCACAGGACCCGGATTGAAACCACGCTCCGCTAACTTTCCCTGCACCAAACGCACAGGTAAACCACGACTACGAGAAGGACGAGACAAAGGAGTCTTCTTAACCTGCTCGTGTAAATCTTTAAAGAACTGTATGATAGCAGCCCAATCAATAGCATCAGGAGCCTCAACGATACTCATACCATTCTCAACCCAGTCACCCAACCAGTCACCCGGACACGTCGTGTAACCTGCTTTCGCTTTCTTACGGTGGGTAGAAACCCACAAACCCTTACCAAAATGGTACTCAGCGGCATCAACAACTGTTTGTAAAGAACGTAAAGCAGCGTCACTAGGCTTGTGAAAACCCCAACCAGTGAAACACACACTAATGGAACGACTGTTCCAACCCTTAGTACCAGCGCCACGACTCTCCCAGCCGCGCCCCTCAAAAATAGTACCAGTCTCATCAACAAGCCAGTTGTAGCCAACACCATCCCAGCCTTTACCCATATGATGGCGTTCAAAAGCCTTAACAGCCGCTGACCCTTTAGGTCCGTTTTCTACACCAGAATGGTGTATAACAACGCCAGTAACACGAGAACGGTTCAACTTGTCGAACTTTCCCTTAGGGGGAGGTTTCGCTCCCCAATCATCTCTCGATAAGTGTTTCATAACTATCAGCCCTTTCTGTCCCGACTATTGAAAAGTCCTACGATAAGATGATCTATCAGAACCTTCTCTAGACATACCGCCACGTGAATAATAGTTTAATGCACCCTGCTCACGATCTAATTGATACTGTTTGTAACGCAAATACTCTTTATAATTCTCTTGCCTTTGAGGAGTATTACGACGCAAACTCAAACCAGCCATAGAAGAAAACATAGTTTCAAAAAACTTTTGCTGATATTTTGCTTCCGAAGGAACCATTCGACGTAATGTACCCAAAGCAGGTAAAGAATTAAGAACAATATATTGAATATGATCAGCCATCATCCACTCACCATCATCACTTTTCTCTGCCCATCCTATGGATGCTAAAGCAGGCATAAGCCCCGGAAGACCACGCAACGGTTGAGGAGTAGAAATTTTTTCCCCACTCATAGGAACCCCAGAAGCCAACTTCTTTCCAAAAGCCACCTCAATAGGAGTCTTAATAATAGGAGTAGCCTGCCATGCTAAATTTTGCAACATGGTTTCCACACCAAACAAAGGATTACCTATCTCACCCTCAGTTCTAGCCAACGGATCAAACTTAAACAAATCTTGAAAAGGAAGATCAGGAACAGAATAAACTCTAGAACCAGCAAACTCGAAAGGCATCCTAATACCAAAAGGTTGTAACAAATAATCAGGAACAACCCCGTCATCCCCCGTACCCCACTCAAGGTTACGTTTAGCATTCATCACAGCATTGTATTTAGCAGGATGCTTACCTAACATTTGGAACTGATAAGGAACATTTTTTCTTGTCCACGTATAAAATGGCATAGCCCTAGACCAAAACTTTTTTTCAACCTCAGTCAAATCAGAATAATCAAACTGGGTTTTAGCGATACGAGCCAACGCATCATTAAAATCTCCACCCCATCGCATCGAGTCCAACCCAACACCCAAACGAATAATGTCTTCAGCCTGCATATTAGCAGAACGAACCATTTGATAATAAACAAAATTAGAACTTAAAGGTGACATACTCGTAGCAGCCATCTCCGCTGCTCTAGCCTTATCCGCACCAACCATGACCTGTCCACGAGCCAAATTCTTTAAACCACTAGGCTTGCTTTGTCTCCATCCTGCACCTCCAAGAGGTATATCAACCGACACAGTAGCCTGACCGCCACCTCTAACACCACGCTCCAGTAAACCAACATAATTTCTCATATACTCAGTGCCTTCCTTCTGAGCGACACTACGAGCCGCTTCCAAGAAAGACATCCCTTGATCACTTGCATGATTAGCAATTCTTTTAGTTGTATTCATCGAATCAAAAATAGATTTAGGATTAACACCATCCAACCAAGCATTAAAGAAAGCACCAAAAATGTTTCTCATAACGAACCCCGGAGTGGAAATCATTCCAGCCTTTAAAAAGTTTTGCAACGTATCGAATGCTTTCAATAAGCCTTCCACCTCTACAGGTGAGTTCATTCTTTGAAACGCTTCAGCAGCAGCGATCATACCCTCATCTAAATCTTTGTTCCCTGAAGCCAACCTCCAAGGACCCCAATTGGTTGTACCATCCAACATTGTGTCAATGAAAGTATTAACCATTTTCTTATCAATAACTGCTTCTGGTCCCGGTGTTTTAAAGAAAGCATTCCATCCTTCATCCCAACCAGTAGCAACGCTGTCATCAACCCGAGGAGGTTTAAACTCAGGTATATCCGCACCCGTAGCACGCAACTTTCCTATACCACGTTGAAAACTTGTCAAATTAATGTAAGACGCTGCTTCTCTTGCTAATGATTGTGCTTCTAGTTCCGCTACAAGAGCCATCTGGTCAAGCATCTCTGCTTCACGTAGCATTGCTTCAGGTCCACCTTCTGGAAATTCCATAGCCGCTCTAGGACCTTTTTTGAATGGATACTTTTTAAAATCAGCGGAATAACCGGGACGGTTGGGTTTTATTGCATCAAAATAATACTGTTCTAAACCACGCCACAGGTCGTTTCCATGCATGCCATGCCCTGAAAGATTTTGCAAAGCCCCTTCTAATGCCCGCTGAGTAACATCATCTATTTCTCCTGTAGCAGGATCAAGAGATTGTTGTCCAATTATTCCTGTTTGAAGTTCACGTTCAGCATTTCGTGCTTGCAGTAAACTATCCGCAGAAAACTCCCCCAACTGTCCTTCTCCAGTCACATTAGGTTCGGCTACAATCTTCTGCACAAAATCTGCATCTTCAGAAGCAGGCAACAAACCTTGACGAATCTTTCGTGTCGTCTGAGCAACAGAATCGTCACCATACAAAGTTTGCCAGTTGGCACGTAACGAAACAGCCTGATCCCTGTAAGTAGTAGCCTCATCAAACAATAGGTTTGCGTTAGTCGTAGTCTCTTCAATAGCCGTGGCTATTTCTTCATCCGTAGCATCCGAAACTCTGTATCTAAGAGATGCCCTGTTTGCTTGCCTCACATCAGGATCTAAAAGTCCTTTTAAAAGATTTGTTTCGTGCGCTTGCCCTATCGCATCAGAAGCCTGCCTTAGCAACTGTCTGGATTGTGCAACATCTATTTTACCGGATATGCCAATCCCAATAAAATCGTTATGTTCTAACTCTATACTTCCTTTTGAAGCAGTCTTATAATAATCTTCCCATTTTTGAAAATGACCCCCCCTATTAGGAGACAGGTCAGTGGGTGCTAAACTTTTAGTACCTTTAGCAAAACCTGCTTCGATAGTGTCTTCTATACTTTTCAACATAGCAACTGTTTCATCCGACAATTTCAATTGTCTTGCTTTTGCTGCTATGATAGGCAACTGCCCCGGATAAGCAGGCGCATATTCTATACCTGTCATGCTAGCCTGATAAGGATCATCCATAACAGACAATGCGCTCTCTCCGGGACTGTCTTGAGGGTCCATCCCACGGGAAGGATGAGTGTACCTTTTTCTGAAAGAAGAAGGATTTTCACGCCCTCCAGCGTAAGCAAAACTGTCATCAAAAATTCTTCCCATAGCGCGACTCGAATTTTGAATATCTTCCATAAGAGTCACAGGAGTAGATTTACGTTTCAATGCTGCTTTAGGATTAATCAACAGTTCTGCTTCAGGTTGACCAAAAGCGTTACGCCACCCTCCACGTGCATCAACCGCAAATACAACATCTTTTTTGTTTACAGTAAACGCTTTATACCCTGAACTGTATGGATCCATATCGGGGCGTAAGTGACCCGCAGTAACTCCCGATTGGTAAGGATCGTATGCAGGATTCAGACTGTAAGACGGTCCTTTCTGCAACTCGCCGTAACCATAAACTGTTATTTTGTCATCTAAAGGCTCTAACGCTTCAACAGTCAACCGTTTCAATTCTTTACGTACTGTGCCTAACATTTTTTTAAGTTGACGCACTTCAGTAGTAGTTAAAGTAGCACGAAGACCCGCATCAACATCTATTTGACCTTTTAGTCCTTTTTTAGCATTAACATGTGCCATAACTTTTTGTAAAGTAGGATCAACATTCCACAATTTGCTTGAAGCCGCTGGCATCGGAACTAGTGCTTTTTTCGCTGTCATACCTGTCAAAAAAGAAAGACCTAATAAATCTTCCAAAGTGAAATTTTTAACAGCCTCATCCACTAAACGTTTATCAACAGGTTCTAAAAATTGAAATTTAGTGTTTACTAAACCCTCTTTCCAAAAAGCGCCATCCATACCCATGATTGCTCTTAACAACATTGTGTCACCCATTTGTCTTTCATGGACGATTCTGTGCAACATAATATTTACAGCATCATTTTGAGTAGCCTTCAATCCATTAAAAGTTTTACCCGCTTGTCTAGCGCCATCATCCCAATATTGGATAAGAGTCGGAGTGACAGGCATAGCACGATTAGTTAAAGACTCACCAACTATTCTGATACGAGGAGCCAACTCATTTATTTGAGGCATAACTCTAGTACCCATATTGAAACGAAGCAGTTCCATTTCTGTAGCCAAATCGTTTGACCTAACTAAAAGATCATCAACCTCAGAACTAACCTTCCCACCAAGCAACATCTCTTCATTTAATCTATTTGCTATCACAGTGAGTTCATCACTGATCTGTTCTATCCGACCAACATAAGCAATTTGCAAATCAAACGCTTCTCTCAACGCCTTGAGTTCCTCGCGTGTTTGTGGAATTTTAGCCCTTAAAGATTCTTTAGCCCAGTTAGGATCAACAGCAAACACAAGTTCATTATTATCTATCCTAAATAACTGAGGCGCACTATCAGCAACTTTTTCAGCATCAGCACGAGTAACCTTATTAGTATTGGTTGCTGGTACAGTATCATCAATAGTCACGGAAGTTTTAAGTCTTCTAAGCCCCCTACCTGCTATATGAGTACCCTCTAAACCACCCCTAGCCTTTTTCACATACATCGCTAATAACTGTTCTTCAGGAAAATCTGTAGATCGTGAGTATGCACCAAGAAACATTTTTTGAAAAATTCGTTCAATCTCAGGATCACTATTATAGATTCTTTTCAGAATCTCATCACCCATACCAGACTGACTAACAGGATCAAAATACAAGTGTTCACCCGTATAAGCAGCAACATGCTGCTTAACACTCCCAGTAGGGTCCACAGCACGCACATAATCATCCAGACCTTTTCTACTAGCAGCAACACTCGGACCTTCAATACCCTCAACAAGATTCTCAGTCTGACGCAACTCAGGAATATCAGTCTTGAATTCAGCCCCCTGCATAAACTCTTCAGACTTTTCTAATCGTCTTTCAAATTCATCCAACCATTTATTAACAGCATCCAAATCTTCTCTAGCAGCCACACCAGTAGTGACACGCAACTGAGCCACCCTATTCAATCCTTTTTGACCACCACCACGAACCTTATCTATTTTAGTTTTAACACCCTGTATAGTGTCATTACTCATACGACGAAAAGCATCAACACCCCTGTCAGACATTTGCGTCACAGGATACCCTAAACGTTCTGCTTCACCCATAAGAGCATTCTGCCCCTGCTTCAACCCCATACTCTTATAATAAGTGCGTAAGATCGCAAGCGGATCTTCGCTGTACATAGGCTCACCAAACACATGTCGGGCTACATCATCCACTTGATCAGCACTGGTTCTATTAACAAGAGAAGGTTTTTGAATAACAAAAGGTTTAGAAGGATTTTTTATATCGTTGATGTACCATTTATTACCAACCTTAACTACACGATTCTTTGCTTGAGCCTCACGTAACGCTTCACTACCATCAGGCAACTCTATATTTTTACCAACAGTCCACATCCTGTCATATTCGTGTTTAGAATGAAATGCCCCACCTGCCTCTGGCAGATCACCTCCTGTCTTATAATTAAATTTTGCAGACATGGAATCAGACATCGCTCTTGGGAAATAGCCACCTTCGCCAGAAGCCGAAAACTTATTTTTTAATTCTAAGTATTCATCACCCATCTGTTGCATGTTGATATGATCCAATTCGTTCATCATCCGAAAAGCAACAGTAGCAACCTCATCCAACTGATCATCACTCAACTTTTGAATATTCTCAGGAAGATTCTTAAACCACTCACTGTTCCTATTCAAAATCTGTCTCACCGAATGAGAAGAATCAGGAGTCGCACCAAAAGCAAACAAGTTCCGCAATAATATGTTTAACTCCCTCGGTGCTATCTTCCAAGCACGAACCAACTTGCTTAAATCATCAACACCTTTTTTACCAACAGACTCATAAAAATTTAAAACACCCTTACCGTAAGCAATAGATTGCTCATTACGCCAAGCAGTGGTCAGCGACTCCATGTCGCCCTTTTTTAACAAGTCATCAAAATACTTGTCAGGAGTGCTGAAATGATCACGGAACTTTCTGACAAGCCCACGTTCCATCTCCATCTGAATTTTAGGATCCAAATTACGCCATGTCTCAGGTTTGAAAGCATCAGTATACTGTTGACCTTGCCTAGATAAAATAGCACCCAAACGTAAAGGTTTAATCATCGAACCTGATATAGGAAGATTTCTTAAAGCACGCAAAGGAAAATCCGCCGCCCCAAATAACGTTCTTCCCGGACCCATCTTAGCCTGACGGCTACCAATCTTGAACTCCACAGGCGCTCTAGCAGCCGTACCAACCGTTTTACGTTGAGGAACAGGAATCCTAGTACCATAAGTGTCAGGTGGACCTGTTCTCATTTTCTTAATGTAAGAACGGAACTGTTTATCTGTCGTACCTACCTTGTATTTAGTAGGAATGTTTTTAACCCGTTGCTTATCCAACAACAATCTTAAATCTAAACGCTGAGAAAACTTACTAGTAGCAGTCTTTGCCGCTGTAGTAGAAGCCCGTGCAGCAAGCATGGTTTCCAACCTACCTAAGGCACTCTTAGCAGGAGCCTGTCCACTAATAGTCCTACCAGCACCCATAATGAAATCATCCACAGACTTGGATGCTTTAGAAACCATACCCGTAAACGGCACACGTAAACGCAACCCTGCATCAATCCCAATAGACTTAGCAAGTGCCTGACCAACCTCACCTTGCTTCATCAAATACCGAGACATACCAGAAATAGTTCTAGTTTTACCACCCACCTCCACAGCCTGAGTAGCAATCTTTATAGCCCTATTACCCAAATTTTTAGTGTCTTTTATTTTCACACCAGTTGCTCTCAACAAACCAGCAACCTCATTAGGACTCTTACCTGCTATTTCCCCCAACTGCAAACCAACACCCTTGTAACCCAAGTTACGAGCCATCACGTTGTAGCCACCCATGTAAGTTAAAGGATCTATAGCCACATCACCAACAAAACCAAGCACACGATCAGCCCAAACCTTGTCTGCGAAAACTGCGCCACTGGCTAGTAAAGGCACAGCCCACCCCAACGCAGCACCACCTGTCAAAGGAGCCAACGCTGCTAAACCAATGCCTACAGAAGTGCGCTCATCACGAATCAGATCCTGAAAACCGTAATGGTTTCTTGTCTGATCCCACCATTCAGAAGTATTAAAACCAGTATCTTGACCAAATAAAGATTGAACAGCGTCAATGCTTTCTTTAAGAGTACTCGCTATAGCAGAACGACCCCAATCGAGAGCGCCTATTGCTGAACGCCAACCTCCGGTTGGCGCAGAAGGAGGATCAGGTAGAGGACCACGTGATGTACCACCCCCACCTAAAGTTCGGGTGTAACCAGATCGTGGAGGTAACCTAAGATCAGTTAAAGGACTTCTAGCAGATGAACGTAAAACAGGTTGAGGTTTACTGAAAGGTGCAGTTAGTTTAGGTGCTTTTGCTCTATCTAAAGCCTGTTGCAGTTGTGTGTAGACATCAGCCATTATTTCCACTCATATGTGCCATCTGGATTAGCGATAAACTGTTGCATCATCTTTCCTGCTACTAAATCAGTACCTGATTGTTGTGTTGTCCAATCTTGGTAACCTTCAACAGGTATACCTGTAATGTTTGCCCAAACTCTTGCAGTCGCTAAATCAAATTGTGCTATATCTGCTAACACTGTTAACCAAGCAGACTCATCACTTTTCTCTTTAAGACTAATACTTGTACCTTTAGGCTCTTGAGCAGTGATAGACCCTTCTCTTATATATTCACCTTCTGACATAGCATTATTAACAATTTCTGTAAGATTTATTTTTTGAGTAGGAGTTGCCAGTTTATCCAATGCCAACCGTGGGTTACCCTCAGAGTTAGGATAATCACCCCACACAGCCAATCTTTCTTCTTCTGCCGCAACCTTTTCCTTAGCCCTTGCTATCTCAGCCTGAGTTTCTGCACGATCTACTTCAGCCCACTCATTTTGCTCATCAGTAACCGCAGAATTCACAACCGATTCTAAAATAGAACCATAAGTGTCCATCTCTTCAGGACTCATCCACCACGTGCCACCAGTATCAGGGAAAGCATTTTGTTTAAATTCTCCTATATCTTCACCTAAAGTTAAAAAGTCTTCGTCTGTGAAAGCAGTCGGTACTCTTTGATTCTCATCTGTTTCTAACTTCAATCCAGTGTCTTGATCGAAACCAGCCTTCAACCAGTCCAAATCAGTCTGCAAGTCCACTGCACCTTGAGCATCTAAATATTGGTCTTGAACATCTTGATATTGTTCAGCCGCTAAATCTATAGCATTCTGTTCAGCAGTACCAACACCCGTTGTAGGAGTGTAACCCATTTGACGACCATAAGCAGGATTAGGTAAATCCATTTCACCAGTCATAGGATTTTGAATAAATGGTCTAAGATCAATACCTTGACTTGATAAACCTAAATCAAACTGCTGTTCCGCTACACGATCAGAATAACTAGAACCAGTCAAAGGATCCCAACCAACCATACGACCATAATTTTCAGTGCCTTCTGTCATGTTCACACCAGCAGCCAACAAGTTAGCCTGATCCGCAGCGGACATATTCTCAAACTGATGTGCAGATTGTTTTACTTGGTCATCTGCCGTATCAGCACGCTGCTGACTAATCTTACGATCCAACGCAGATTCTCCTTGTTGGAATGTCTGACCTGCTACACGTTCATCTGTAGTAAACTTTTGAGCATCCTCTCGAGATATAGTGTCATAAGCCATATCAGCAATCGGCACATCCCCACGCATACCAGCAAATATAGTATTAGCAGGAACACCCAAATAATCTGTTAAATCTCTAGAAGACAAAGCATCCTCACGGACCTCAAGTTCCTTACCAGCCCTATCGATGCTAGCGCCCATAATCAACTGAATAGCATTGTTTATAACCTCAGCCTTATAAGAAGCGATAGTGTTAAGAAGCATAGAGTCACGATCATCCTTAGACATTTTGCCTATACGCCACAACGAATCCACATACTGGAACATTGTGTCTACCTGATCACCATGCAATTGATCTATCGCATCAAACTCCACAGCAGAAGCAACACCCTCCGCTTCAGCCAAAGCACCAATAATTGCTTTGTCTGTAGCACGTGCTGTTTTAGATTTAGATTGCTCATCTTTCCAAGTTGAAAGAAGACGATCCATCTCGCCCGGCTCAAGCAACTCACCCGTTATAGGATCTTTTAAAGTACCATACTGTTTCTTAAAAATTGAATTTAACGCTGTTTGAGTAGTCTCTTGCAACCCAGTCAACTCTTCGGTACTAGCAGTTTTTGCAGTATTAATAGCAGATTCTATATCATCAAATTGTTCTTTAATAAGTTCCAACGCTGTTGTTTGACTAGTAACAAAATTGTTTAAAGGATCCTGTACAGGCGTTTCTGCGGGTCCACCAAAATCGCCTTGACCTCCACCGGGACCTCCTCC